CTGAGAGTCAACCCGAGCAGACGCCCGAGGAGAAGAAATTCACCCAGGCTGAGATCGACGCGATGATCAGCAAGCGCCTTGCCAGAGAGCAGCGCAAATGGGAACGTGAGCAGCAGGCCAAACTTGCACAACCGCAAGCGCCCAAGGAGATCCCGCCCATCGACCAGTTCGAGTCCCCTGATGCCTACGCGGAAGCGCTGGCGGTCAGAAAGGCCGAAGAACTGCTTGCACAGCGTGAGTTCCAGAAGCAGCAGGCTGCGATTGAGGAGGCTTACCACGAACGTGAGGAAGAAGCCAGGGCCAAGTATGACGACTTCGAGCAGGTCGCCTACAACCCACAGCTTCGAGTCACCGATGTGATGGCCGAGACAATCAAGGCGTCCGACATGGGTCCAGACCTTGCCTACTGGCTGGGAACGAACCCGAAGGAAGCTGATCGCATTTCCCGTCTGTCACCTCTTTTGCAGGCCCGTGAGATCGGGAAGATCGAGGCCAAACTGGCCGCAAGTCCTCCCACGAAACCAACTACGTCTGCACCTGCACCGATTTCGCCTGTGACTGCACGAACCAGCGGAAGCCCGTCCTACGACACGACTGACCCTCGCTCGACGAAGGCCATGAGTACCTCGGAGTGGATTGAAGCTGAACGTGCCCGGCAGATGAAGAAGCTGCAAGCGCAAATGAACCGCTAACTTTGAAAGGACCGCCGAAATGGCTAATAGCATTCTTACCATTGACATGATCACCCGGAAGTCTCTGGAAATTCTGGAGAACAACCTCGTGATCACCCGCAACGTGAACCGCCAGTACGACGACAGCTTCGCTGTTGAAGGTGCCAAGATCGGTTCGACCCTGCGTATCCGTCTGCCCGACCGCGCTCTGGTGACTGATGGCGCTGCCCTGCAAGTTCAGGACGACAACGAGCAGTTCACCACCCTGACTGTTTCTTCGCAGAAACACATCGGCGTGAACTTCACCTCTGCCGAACTGACCATGCAGTTGGACGACTTCGCAGAGCGTGTTCTGAAGCCTCGTATTAGCCAGTTGGCCTCCAGCATCGACGCTGACGTTGCCAACGCATACAAGGGTATCGGCAACACTGTTGGCACCCCTGGCACCACGCCCGCAACCTCGCTGGTTCTGCTGCAAGCCCAGCAGAAACTCAACGAGAACGCTGCTGTGATGTCGCCGCGCTACGCCACCGTCAACCCGGCTGCCAACGCTGGTCTGGTTGAAGGCATGAAAGGCCTGTTCAACCCGACCGACACCATCAGCAAGCAGTTCAAGAACGGCATGATGGGTATGGGTGTGTTGGGCTTCGACGAGATCAACATGTCTCAGTCGATCAAGCAGTTCACCACTGGCTCGCGTACCGCTACCGGCGGCTCGACCTCGGCTGCTGTGACCGCTGAAGGCGCTACCTCCATCGCCATCACCGGCGCTGGCGCCAACGCCACCGTCAAGCAAGGCGACGTGTTTACCGTGGCTGACTGCTTTGCCGTGAACCCGCAGACTCGTGAGTCCACCGGCTCGCTGTTCCAGTTCGTCGCTGCTGCTGACGTGACCCTGAACGGCTCTGGCGCTGGCACCATCACCGTGTCTCCGATGTACTCGGCCAACCATGCTCTGGCTACCGTGGACGTTCTGCCGCAAAACAGCAAGGCTGTTGTGTTCGTGGGCGCCGCTTCGAGCCAGTACGCTCAGAACTTGGTGTACCACAAGGACGCCATCACCTTCGCTACCGCCGACCTGCTCCTGCCCCAAGGCGTGGACATGGCCGCTCGCGCTGTCCATAACGGCATCAGCCTGCGCGTTGTTCGTCAGTACGACATCAACAACGACCGTATGCCCTGCCGTATTGACGTTCTGTACGGCTACAACGTGATTCGTCCTCAGATGGGCGTTCGCCTCTGGGGCTGATCGAATGGGGGCTTCGGCCCCCCTTCTACACATTTATTTTGAAAGGATTTCATCATGGCTCTTCCTAATGGCGCTGGTGGCTACCAAGTCGGTGCAGGCAATCGCGCAGAAACCCTCATGAGCGCAATGGCTGCGCCTCAAACCGCAACTACGACCGCAACTCTGACCGCCGCTCAAGTGGTCAACCAGATGCTGGTTGCAAACCCCGGTTCTGGTGCTGCTGCTACGTACACTCTGCCCACGGCTGCACTGATCGACGCCGCTGTGCCCAACGCTACCGTTGGCAGCACGTTCGATCTGTCGGTGGTTAACACCGGCACCGGCTCGGGCACTGTGACGCTGGCAACTGCTACTGGCATCACCGATGGCGGCAACGCCTTCACCGTCGTGGCTGTCACAACCAGCGCACTGTTCCGGTTCCGCAAAACCGCTGACAATGCGTACACTGTGTACAAAATGGCCTAAACCCAAATGGGGGCTTCGGCCCCCGTTTTAAGGAATCATCATGCCAAACACCAAAGCTACTGGCGTTGCGTATCTGGACCCTGAGTTCAGTACGATGTACGCAACCGAGGAAATCGGCTACTCTGCCGCTGCCCAAGGTACTGTGACGCAGGCAACCAGCAAATCAACAGGGGTGACTCTGAACAAATCTGCTGGCCGCATCACGATGAACGCGGCGGCGCTGGCGGGTAACACCGCTGTGACGTTTACTCTGACCAACAGCACCATTTCCGGCAACGACGCAATCATTGTCAACGTGTCCGGCGGTGGTACTGCTGCGGCGTACACAACGTACATCTCCAGCATGACCACTGGTTCTGCTGACGTTACGTTGCGTAACCTGACCGCAGGATCGCTGTCCGAGGCCGTCATCATCAACTTCGCCATCATCCACGGCGCAAGCTAAAAGGAGTGGGGACTTCGGTCCCCGCTTCTGCACTTATGGCAGCAATTTATCTCACCCACCCGGTTCACGGCGCCAAGGTTGCAACGTTGGACATCGAGGCTGATTTTGATGTTCAAAACGGCTGGTCGAGATACAATCTTGACGAACCGCCTGCGCCTGCACCAGAGCTAGAACCAGAATTGGTCACGCGACGCAGGCGGCGCAAGAAGGACGTTTTGAACGAAGGAGAGTGACATGGCGACCTACACCGCAGGCGATCAGATCAACCGGGCGCTGCGGCTGCTGGGTGTGCTGGCCGAGGGAGAAACGCCGTCGGCATCGGTGTCGCAAGACGCCTTAATGGCTCTCAATCAGATGATCGACTCGTGGAATACCGAGCGACTGTCTGTTTTCTGCACCATCGACCAGATCGTCAACTGGCCGGTCGGCTCCATTGAAGAAACCCTTGGCCCCACAGGCTCCTTGGTGCGCCTGAACGGCACGGCTGTGCGGCCCATTCTGGTTGACGACGCCACGTATTTCAAAGACCCCGGCACGGGCGTGTCCTACGGCATCAAGCTGATCAACCAGCAGCAGTACGACGGCATCGCGGTCAAGACGGTGACATCGACCTATCCCCAGGTCATGTTCGTCAACAACACGTACCCGGACTTCACGATCAACCTGTACCCGCGCCCCACGCGCCTGCTGGAGTTCCACTTCATCAGTGTGCAGGAGATCAGCCAGCCTGCGACGCTGGCGACCAACTTGCTGTTCCCACCGGGCTACCTGCGGGCGTTCACCTACAACTTGGCCTGCGAGTTCGCGCCCGAGTTCGGCGTCGAGCCGTCGCCCCAGGTGCAGCGCATCGCCATGACCAGCAAGCGCAACTTGAAGCGCATCAACAACCCGGACGATGTGATGTCAATGCCGTACTCGCTGATCGCCACGCGCCAGCGGTTTAACGTGTACGCCGGGAACTACTGATGAAGACGCCGATCCTTGGCTCGACCTACGTGGCCCGCAGCGTCAACGCTGCCGACGCCCGCATGGTCAATCTCTACCCCGAGATCGTGCCCGAGGGCGGCAAGGAGCCTGCGTACCTCCAGCGGTGCCCAGGCTTGCAGTTCCTCGCCAGCGTGGGCACCGGGCCAATCCGTGGGCTGTGGGCTTTCTCGCCGCAGGACGGCACAAGCTTCGTGGTGTCGGGCACCCAACTCTACAAGATCAACAACAGCTACGCGGCTACGCTGATCGGCACCGTGGCGGGCACCGGGCCGGTCAGCATGGCCGACAACGGCACCCAATTGTTCATCGCGGCCAACGGCCCGAGCTACATCTACAACAACACGACCAACGCTTTCGGGCAGATCACTGACCCGGACTTCCCCGGCGCTGTGACCGTGTGCTACTTGGACGGCTACTTCGTCTTCAACGAGCCGAACAGCCAGAAGATGTGGATCACGGCGCTGCTGGACGGCACCTCGATTGACCCGCTGGAGTTTGCCAGCACCGAAGGCTCGCCTGACGGCTTGGTGGCCGTGGTGTCCAACTTCCGCGAGGTGTGGGCCTTTGGCACCAACTCGATTGAGGTCTGGTACGACAGCGGCGCAACCGACTTCCCGCTTCAGCGCATCCAAGGCGCGTTTAACGAGTTGGGTTGCGCGGCTGCCTACTCGATTGCCAAGATGGACAACGGGCTGTTCTGGCTCGGGCGCGACCGTCGCGGGCAGGGCATCGTCTACCGGGCCAACGGCTACACCGGCCAGCGCATCAGCACCCACGCCGTCGAGTGGCACATCCAGCAGTATGGCAACATCAGCGATGCGATTGCCTACACTTATCAACAGGATGGTCACAGCTTCTACGTGCTGATCTTCCCGAGCGCCAACACAACCTGGGTGTATGACGTTGCCACGCAGGCATGGCATGAGCGGGCCGGGTTTTCCAACGGATCGTTCACCCGGCACCGCAGTAATTGCCAGATGGCGTTTAACAACAAGATCGTTGTGGGCGACTACGAGAACGGCAACATCTACGCCTTCGACATGGAAACGTACGCCGACAACGGCCAGATTCAGAAGTGGTTGCGTACATGGCGGGCGCTGCCCACCGGCCAGAACAACCTGCGCCGCACCGCGCACCACAGCCTCCAGATCGACCTAGAAACGGGCGTTGGCCTGAACCTGGGCCAAGGCAGCGACCCCGAGGTCATGCTGCGTTGGAGCGACGATGGCGGCCACACATGGTCGAACTACCACACCTCGCCCGTGGGCAAGATCGGCCAGTACTACCATCGCACGTTCTTCCGGCGTTTGGGCATGACCCTGAAGCTGCGCGACCGTGTGTACGAGTTGTCCATGACCGATCCGGTCAAGACGGCAATCATGGGTGCTGAACTGATCATCAGCCCGACGAATGCCTAGCCCCAACGCAACGCCAACGCCGATCACCCCGCCACGGGTGCCGTTGATCGACCCGCGCACTGGGTTGATCGACAGGGCTTGGTACTTGTTCTTCCTGTCGCTCAACAACGCAGCGACGGCAATCATTGACGACTCGGGGCTTACGTTCAGCGCCGAGTCAACGATTGCTTCGGTTGATGCTGAACTGCGAACGCTGGCGCAGTTTGCGGAGACGCTGCCCCAGTCGATTGACTTGAGCAGCGAGTTGATCAAGCAGATTGACGCGGCGGCGTTGGCCGACTGCTGTTCGGCCTTGGTGTCGCAGGTTGCTGAGTTGCAAAAGCAGATTGAGGCGTTGCAAGTTCAACCCATCGTTGATGTCGGCGCAATCAACGCGGCGATTGCTGCGCTGTCTAGCGCCCCGGCAACGTACACCGCCGACTTCTCGGTAGCCGCCACGAATGTCTGGATCATCAACAACAAGTCCGGCTCGTCCTGTACCGTGACGCTGCCAACGGCCAGCATCAGCGCCGGGCGCGTGTTGTACTTTCAGAACTACCAAGCACAGACGCTTGTGTCGGCGTCCAGCAACGTGGTGCCGCTGGCCGGTGGGGCTGCCACCACGGCGATCTTGGAGGCTGTAGCTGGGGCAAACGCCACCTTGGTTTCTAACGGCACAAATTGGATAATGACGCAGTACAACTCGAACAACTCTTTGCAATTGGAGTAAACCATGACAGTCTCAGTCAAAGTCCTCGTCCCGGCCAAAACGGTCGAGAACAGCCAAACCACCCAGTACACGGCTACTGGCGTGACGGCCATCATCGACAAGTTCACCGCGACGAACTACAGCGCCAGCGCCGCGACGATCAGCGTCAACCTTGTCACGGCAGCCGGGTCGTCGGGCAACAGCAACTTAATCACCAAGACCAAGACGCTCCAGGCGTCTGAGGTGTATACCTTCCCCGAATTGGTCGGTCAAGTGCTTGGCGTTGGCGACTTCATCAGTACAATCGCTGGAACTGCCAGCGCCATCAACATGCGCGTCAGCGGGCGCGAGGTGACCTGATGAAATTCATCGACCCTGAGGTTCGGCATCATTTTGGCGGCGGCGTCTACGCCAAGGAGACGTTCATTCCCGCCGACAAGTGGCTTGTGCAGCATACGCACAAGTTTGACCATTTGTCTGTGCTGGCGCAGGGGTCGATTGAATTGATCGTCGATGGCGAGAAATCCGTGGTCCACGCGCCTGCTTGCGTGACGATCCAAGCAGGTAAACACCACGGTGTGCGTTCACTGACCGATGTCGTTTGGTACTGCATCCACGCAACCGACTGCACGGACGAAGACGAAATTGACGATGTGATTATTGCACCTGTAGACTCTAAACAGGTGCGCCAGATTGCTCAGTGCTTGAGCGAAGGAGTTTGATATGCCTTGGATGATACCGGCAGCAATTATTGGAAGCTCGCTACTCGGCGCCAGTTCGTCTCGCAGTGCGGCCAATACACAAGCGCAAGCTGCCCGCGAAGCTGGCGATGTGCAACGCGAAATCTTCGAGCGGCAGGTTGAACTCGGCAAACCTTACCGGGAAGCTGGCGAGGCGGCGCTTAACAAACTGATTCCGTTGGCGACCGAGTACACGCCATTCGGGATGCAGCAATTCCAAGCCGACCCAGGCTACGGCTTTCGCATGTCTGAAGGCATGAAAGCGCTGGAGCGGTCGGCTGCGGCCCGTGGCGGTCTGCTGTCTGGCGGCACGGGCAAGGCGCTGCAACGGTTCGGCCAAGAGATGGGTTCGCAAGAGTACCAGAACGCCTTCAACCGCTATCAAGCCGAGCGTCAGGCGCGGCTCAACCCGCTGCAATCGTTGGCTGGCGTCGGTCAGACCGCAGCGCAGAATCTTGCAGGGCAGGCTGGGCAGTTTGGTTCTAACCTCGCCGAAACAATGGGGGCAGGCGCTCAGGCCCGCGCATCTGGCTACATGGGCGCGGCCAACGCGATCACTGGCGGCTTGGGCCAGTACATGAACTATCAGCAGGGCCAAGCGCAGAACTCGCTGCTGCAACAGGCGCTAAATCAGCGTCGTTATGACCCGTCTAACTTTACTGGCGTGGGGTACTAATCATGGCACTCGTCAACCCCAACATTGCGATGAGCTTTCGCCAGCCCGAATTCAGGCCACGTAACGCGCTGGCCGAGTACGCGCAAGTTCAGCAGATCATGGGCGGCCAGCGTCAGGCTGAGATGGCCGACATGCAGATGGAATCGCTGCGCCGCGAGCGAGATGCGCTGGGGCAGATTCAAGCGGCGATTGTTGCCAAGGGTGGCCCGCCCGATCTTGAGGCTGCTGCCGATGCGATGATCAGAACGGGTCGGCCTGAGTACTTGACCCAAGGTATGGCTATTCGTACAGCCCTTCGCAATCAACGTGAGGCTGAGGCATACCGTAGGGACTTTGGCGGCGGCGCTGCCGCGCCCAGTGCTGCTGCGGCACCCGCAAATGCGATGGCGGCGCCTACCGCTGCTGCACCCGCAGGTGAGTTGGTTGCCGCGCCAATCGCGCCACCCACGGGCACCGTGCGCGATATTGCGCCTGGGGGTGCTGTTGGGCCTGAAACAAGCATTGCTCAGAATCTATCTAGTTTTAGGAATACTCCACCCGTAGGAACAAAAGACATTTTTGGGGGACAACTTTCAAAAGAAGACAAACAACGCCTAGAACAATATCCGGGAACTAAAGACCTTTACGAAACATATTCACGAAATGCGGCGTTCTTTTTGAATACGCCGCCAGATGACTATTACTATAGAAATGGTATACATCTACTTGCCGAACAAGCAAAAAAGTTGAGTGATTTCACGGGCGTCAAATTGCCGGGAACTGTAGAGGAACTCAGGCAAGTTCTTAACATTGGACAGCCTGCGGCACAGCCCCCTGCGACTGCTAACGCCCTTGCGCCCGCCGCTGCGCCGGTTACCAACGCAATGGTTGCGCCCGCAGCACAGCCTGCTGCTGCCGTACCTGCTGCTGCCGCCGCCGCTGCTGCACCAGACGCCAATACCCTTCGACTCAGAGCATTGGAGGCGCAATACCGTCGGATCGGCAACAACCCCGAACTGGCGAGTGAAAAAGCGCTGGTGCTCAAACAGATCGAGGATGTTCAAGCGACCATTCGTGCTGAGAACGCCACGCCGCCCGAGGCTAAATTCATGCGGTCGTTGGGCCTTCCGCTTACCCGCGAAGGGTTTGCGGAGTTCGAGGCGCTCAAGCAGCGCCCTGGCGAATTCGAGCGACTGTTGTCGCAGTCCGGGCTTTCGAAGGCTGATCAGACTGCACTGATCCAGCAGCGGCTGAGAAAAGAAGTGACCCACGCGCCGGGTACGACCGTCAACGTCAGCACCGAGAAAAAATACGGCGAGCGGTTTGGCGGCTTGATTGCCGACCGGGATGCTGGAAAACTCGATGCTGCCGAAGGCGCACCACGGGTGATCGAGAACGCGGATCGGATTACGGACATTCTTGCCAGCGGCAAAGTCTTTACCGGCACTGGCGCCAATGTGCGCCTGCAAATCGCCAAGGCGCTCAACCTTGCAGGCGGCACAGACACCGAGCGAATTGCCAACACCGAGGTGCTCATCTCCTCGCTGGCAAACTCAACCCTTGGTGCAATCAAGTCGTCCAACCTGGGCGCTGGTCAGGGCTTCACCAACGCCGACCGCGACTTCTTGGAAAAGGCCGCGTCTGGTCAAATCACCTACGACGCCGTGTCTTTGCGTAGGCTTGCCGAACTTGGTCGGAAGGTGGGGGTTGCAAGCATCGAGTCGTGGAACAATCGTGTTCGACAAATGCCGAGGTCTGCCCTCGAAGGGGCGGGGATTTCTGCCGACCCGTTGCCAATTCCAGCGCGTCGCCCTGCGTCTGCAACAACCATCCCCCAAGAAGCGATTGACATGCTCAAACGCGGTGCTGGCACCCGTGAGCAGTTTGACGCACAATTTGGCCCTGGATCAGCGGATCGGGTTTTGCCCAGGGGGAGATAAATGGCCGAAAATCCTTTTGCCAAATTCGCAGCACAGCCCGCGCAACCGGCCAACCCGTTTGCCCAGTTCGCACCACCGACCACTGGTGGAGAAATCCCTGCTGGCCGTCGCACGTACACTGCGGCTGAAGTGCCAGTCGAGGCGGTCAAGAATCTCCCGGCCAGCGCTGGTCAGTTTGTCGGCGGGCTTGTGCAGGCAATCACCAGCCCGGTGCAGACCGTCATGGGTCTGTTCGATGCTGCCGCTGGCGGCTTGCGTAACGCGCTGCCCGAGAGCGTGGTGCGGGTCATTGACCAGTTTGACACCAACCCCCAGGCCACCCAGCGGGCTGTGCAAACGGCCAACGCTGTCGGCGGCATGTACAAGGATCGGTACGGCAGCCTGGACTCAATCAAGCGCACGGTTGCCGAAGACCCAGTGGGTGCTGCTGCTGACTTGTCCACTTTGCTGACTGGTGGCGGTGCTGCCGTCAGTAAGGTCGGAGCCACGCAAACGGGCGCCGCGTTGTCCAGAGCCGGTGGCGCGATCAATCCAATGCGCCCGCTGGCGCCGATCATTGAGGTGCCAATTCAGTACGTTGGTAGGGGCGCGGGTGCGGTCTACAACGCCCTCGATCCCAAATCGACAGCCTATCTGACAGCAGTCGAGGGGCGCGGTCCAGAGGTGCTCAACGCCCTGAGAGGCGCCACTGAAATCGTTCCCGGCAGCAAGCCCACGGCTGCCCAGGCGGCGTCACCTGTTGGCGCAACTCGATTTGCTGCAATGGGTGAGTCTGCCGCTCGCACCACGCCGACCCCGTACTTCGAGCGAGCAGAGGCTCAGAAGGCCGCGCAGTTGGCTGCCGTTCGTCAGGTGGGCGGCACAGCTGCTGACCTCACTGCTGCCGAGGCGGCTCGTAAGTCCACTGCCTCGCAGCTTTATGGGATTGCCGACAGAGCGCTTGTCAAGGCAGATGACACATTCATGGGCCTGCTGTCCCGCCCGTCGATGGACAAGGTTCTCGCCCGGGCCGGGGCGCTGGCAGCGGAGAAAGGGCAGCCGTTCCAGATTGGTCAGAACCGGCCAGCCCAGGTTGTGCCCTCGTCGATTGTTGACGAGGCTGGCCGCCCGCTGGGTCAAACAGTTATCCCGGGCGAAGTTGCCCAGTTCCCTGGCAGCAGCCTACATGCCATGAAGATGGCATTCGACGACCTCATCAAAAACCCCGAGCGGTTTGGCATAGGTTCTGCGGAAGCGGCTGCGATCAACAAAACCCGTGGGCAGTTTCTCCAGTGGGCAGAGAGCAAGGCTCCTGATTACAAGGTTGCACGGGAAACTTTTGCCGCCCAGAGCAGGCCGATCAACCAGATGCAAGTGGGTCAGTTCCTTGAAGGCAAGCTGACTCCCGCCCTTGGTGAAGAAACGGCGCGACTTCGTGCTGCTGGCTTTGCTACAGCTATGGAAAACGCTCCGGGTACCATCAAGCGGGCGACCGGGCAGACCCGGTTTGAGCAACTGAGCGAGGTGCTTACACCCGAGCAATTGAAAATTGTGGAAGACGTTCGTGCCGATCTTGCCAGAGCCAAGGCTACCGAGGCTCAAGCCGCAGCCGCTCGCGGGGCTGGTCCAGATGTGAACCTGATGGGCACCGAGGTCATGGGCACCGTGCGGGCGCCGAACTTCATCAACAACGTGACTACGGTTGCCAACGATTTGCTGCGCCGACTGCAAGGCAAACTGGATCAGAAGCTGGCAATCGAGTTGGCCGCAGAGATGATCGACCCTGCTGCCGCTGCCGCTGCGCTTGAAAAAGCATTGGCACGACAAGCCAGGGGCGAGAAAATGGCAGCGCCCTTTAAGGCAACGGGACAGGCTGCGTCCAAGGTGCTTCGCACCCCAGCCGTTGTAAACGTACTTGCCCCCATCACTGAAAGTCAAAACGCCCTTGCCCCTTGATCATGGACTACCAAGTACTTTTCAACATCGCAGTGGCTGTGGCCGGGTTCTTCGGAGGCTGGACGCTCAATCGGATCTACCAAGCCATCGACCGGCTGGACAACGACGTGCGGCACATGCCGTCGAACTACGTGGGGCGCGATGATTACCGCGCTGACATGAGCGAGGTCAAGGCGATGCTGGGGCGCATTTTTGACCGCTTGGACAACAAGGCCGACAAGTGAACTTCCTGACCGCCTTCGAGAAGCTGCTGAAGCACGAAGGTGGGTTC